TCATGCCGGGGCCATGCGGCTCGTCAGCTTCTTCGACCAGGCCATTACGGGGCGCTCCAAGCTCAGCCACGATGCCAGGGCGATGAGGATCGACAGCGATCCGGCGATGGCCGTCGTCAAGGGGCCGCGTGAGACGTCTATCACGGCGAAACGTTCGCTGAGGGCCAGGAGAACGGCCCAGACCGGCAGATGATAGAGATAGGCGCCGTAGCTGATCCGGCCGAGGCCGCTCAATAGTCTGTTTGCCAGGATGGCGAGGCACCGGCCCTTCGAGGCGAGGGCCACGATGAGGGTCAGCGGCAGAAGCAGCGCGGTCTCGATGACAATCCATTCGAAGAAATCTCCGGTTTCGAAGGCGGTGAGCGTCACCAGCCCTGCCAGACCGATCGGCATCGACAAGGAGACGAGCCAGCGGGGCGCGCTCCATCCCTTCGCCGACAGGAAGGATAAGGCGGCGCCGGCCGCCAGTGCGTCGACGGAATCGAAGGGAAGGGCGAGGCCGAGCTCGACCTCGCCCATGGCAAGGGCGATTATCCTGTAAGGCACCACGGCTAAAATCAGCGCACCGCAGAGTTTCAGGAAATACCGGGCCGGCAACGCCAGGACCACGAAGGGCCAGATCAGGTAGAATTGCTCCTCCACGGCAAGCGTCCAGAGATGCCGCAGCGCCCAAGGTTCCGGTCCGTGCGAGGCATACCAGATGTTGGAGAGGAACAAGGCGTGCCAGGGCAGGGACTGGTGCATCATCCGCAGCTGCAAGGCGCCGGCCGCCAAGCCGCAAAATGCGAGCAGCAGATAGTAGGGCGGCCAGATCCTGGCGGCTCTTCGGATGAAGAATGCGATGATAGCCGTCGCGCGGTCGTCCCGCTCTTTGGCCGCGAGCAGAATGTTGGTGATGAGGAAGCCGCTCAGGACAAAGAAGAAACGGACGCCGATATGGCCCAGGTCAGAGTTCTCCTCCCAGAAATGAGAATAGAACACCGATAGAAGTGCTATCGCCCGCAATCCATCCAGTTGAGGCTCACGCATAAGCTGCCTCTATACTTCATCTTGTCCCGAATTGATAAGATGAAGCAAAGGCAGGTGCAAGGTATTTCCGGTTGTTGTTGAGGCGATGCGGGAATCGAGCGCAGGCCAAGGTGCGCGGCGTGGCAGGGCCGAATCCAGCCGTTGGCGTAGTGCCGGCTTCGAGGGGCATTTTCCAGGCCGCGACGGGGAAGCGGGCCGCGGCCGACGCGGCTTTTAAGCTCGGGCTCGCGGTTTGGTGAGCGCCTTGCCGATGTTCTGGCCGGGCATTTCGATGAAGGTATAGCCGAGCCAGGCGAGCGCATAGACGACCGGCATCGTGATCAGCAGCGTGAGAGCCCAGCGAACGGGGTTGGTCACATCGACGGCGCCAATGAGATAGGCGACGACCGGCTGCATGATCAGCAGGTGGATGAGATAGGCGCCGAAGGAAAGCTCGCCGAGATTATGGAAGAAGCGGTTGCCGAGCCAGCTGCTGACGGGTGCGGCTATCCGGGCCGCGGCCGCCGGCAGGCGCTCCGTATGAATGAGCGCGAAGAAGGTCAGGACCAGGACGAGCCTGGTGATCTGATGGAGCCAGTCCATCTCGCCGCCGATCGGGGCGATGACGAGATAACCGGCAAAGCCCGCGAACAGATAGGCGCGCTTCTCATTCGTCCATAGGGCGCCTGCGAGCAGCATGCCGGCTGCGAAGACATGCATCTTGAGCGGCAGGAATGTCGGCATCAGAAACGTGTATCCGACCTTGTGGCACACATACGTTGTCAGGGCGCCGAGCGCCGCAACGCCGGTGATGCCCTTGATCCAGCCGACGCGGCCGACGATGATCATGATAAACGGCAGCGCCGCGTAGAACTGCATTTCGAGCCCGATGCTCCAATCGGGAAGCGCCGTCCTGAAGGAATAGGCGCGGCTGAGGCCGAACAGGAAGGAAAAATGCGCGAGATAATTCGACAGGCTGCTGTCGAGATATCGGCTCGCAAGCTGCGGCTGCACGCCGTTATAGGCGTCGATCACCATTCGGGCTTCGTAGATGAGCGGGCCGAGCGTCAATGCGGCGACGAGCATCACGTAATAGAGGGGCGCAATCCGGAAATAGCGGCGAATCCAGAAGGTGGTCCACGTGCTCGTTGCCTCCCATGGTTCCCTGCCGCGTCGGCGCTGATAGTGGAAGACCATCAGGAAGCCCGAGAGCATGATGAAGAGATCCACGCCCAGTTCGGGATCGCCGATCAGCGGCAGCTTGAAGCCGGTGAGAATATGGGCGTGTCCGATCAGGACCCAGAGGGCGGCGAGACCACGCAAGCCATCGAGGCATTCGATACGACCGCCCGCACGAGAAGGACTCATATTTGCAACCCTTTCGTTTATGGCAGAGGGGATAGCAAGATTTGCGGTGTCGCATCAACAACTTTGCGACAGTATTCGACAATTATCTGCAACGAGCCGATGTGGCCGCGCTCGATTTTTGTTCCCAACCATCCGGTTTCTATGATTGCGCCTCATCGGGGGCGTGATCATCCATGGCGAGACTGACGGCGAAGCAGCGGCTGTTCGTGGCGGAATATCTGAAAGACCTGAACGCGACGCAGGCGGCGGTGCGGGCGGGCTATAGTGAAAATTTAGCACGCAAGAATAGCTGGCGGTTGATGGCGAACGAGGTGGTTCGCGGCGCGATCGACAAAGCGCTGGCTGCGCAGATGGAGCGGCTGGAGATCAGCGCCGAGCGGGTGCTTGCGGCGATCGCCGACATTGCTTTCGGCGATGTGCGCGATGTGTTCGACGAGGAGGGGGCGCTGAAGGCGCCCTCGGAGTGGGACGACAGGACGGCGGCGGCGGTTGCCGGGCTGGAGTTCAATACCTCGGCCAAGGCCAAGGGCGACGTGGTGCATGTGGCGAAGATCAAGCGGGCCGACCGGCTGAAGGCGCTCGACATGCTGGCGCGCCACCACGCGCTCTATCACGATCGGCTGGAGATCAAGGGGCTGGAGGCGCTGAGCGAGAGGCTGGCGCGCGCCAAGGCGCGCAAATCAGGCGATGGCGGGGCGGAGGGCTGAGATGGCGGGTGATGCTGGAAGGGTGGGGCGCAAGGCCGATCCGAACGAGGGAATTATCGAGTTGGCGAGCGATTGCCAGTTCGATCCGCTCGCCTGGAGCCTCAGCGCCTGGGACTGGGGTGTGGGGGCGCTCGAGGGGCATGCCGGGCCGCGGGCCTGGCAGCGGGATATTTTTTCGGCCGTTCGCGATCACCTCGCCGATCCCGCCACGCGGTTTCAGCCGCTGCAGATCGCGGTGGCATCAGGCCACGGCATCGGCAAATCGGCCTGCATGGGCATGCTCTCCAATTGGGCGATGTCCTGCTGGAACGAGGCGATGCTGGTGACGACGGCGAATACCGATACGCAGATGCGCACCAAGACGGCGCCGGAGATCGGCAAATGGTTCCGCTCCTCCATAACAGCGCATTGGTTCGACGTGCAGGCGACCTCGATCCGCGCCCGGGACAAGGCGGCCTCGGACAAGTGGCGGCAGGATTTCGTGCCCTGGTCGGTCAACAATACCGAGGCCTTCGCCGGGCTGCATAATCAGGGCAAGATCATCGTGCTGGAATTCGACGAGGCTTCGAAGATCCACGATAAGGTGTGGGAGGTGGCCGAGGGCGCGCTGACCGACGAGAACACGGTGATCATCTGGATCGTCTTCGGCAATCCGACGCGCAATTCCGGCCGCTTTCGCGAGTGTTTTCGCCGCTATCGTCACCGCTGGGTGACACGCCAGATCGACAGCCGCACGGTGGAGGGCACCAACAAGGCCAAGATCCGCCAGTGGCAGGAGGATCACGGCGAAGACAGCGATTTCTTCAAGATCCGCGTTCGCGGACAGTTTCCGAGCCAGTCAGCCATGCAGTTCATATCAGCAGACGATGTCGACCAGGCGCGTGCGCGCCATCTCCGCCGCGAGCAATATGCCTTCGCGCCCGTCATCCTCGGCGTCGATCCGGCCTGGACCGGCGACGACACGCTGGAGATCATGCTGCGCCAGGGGCTCTATTCGAAGAGCCTCGCCTCGCTTGCGAGAAACGACAACGATGTCGAGGTGGCGGCGCTGATCGCCCGGCTGGAGGAGGAGCACCAGGCCGACGCGGTGTTCGTCGACGCTGGCTACGGCACCGGCATCGTCAGTGCCGGCGAGGTGATGGGCCGCTCCTGGCGGCTGATCTGGTTTTCGGGCAAGCCGCTCGATGCCGGTTTTCTCAACAAGCGCGCCGAGATGTGGGGCATGCAGAAACGCTGGATCAAGGCGGGCGGGGCGATCGATCCGCAGGATGAGGCGCTCTACCAGGATCTCGTCGGGCCGGAGACGGTGGCGCGGCTGGATGGGAAGATCCAGCTGGAGAGCAAGGAGGACATGAAGGCGCGGGGCCTGCCTTCGCCGAACCGGGGGGATGCGCTGGCGCTGACCTTTGCGGAGCCGGTGGTGAGGCGGGAGAGGGGCGTGCGGAGCGGGAATGGGGTGGATGTGGAGGTGGAGTATAGTCCGCTGGGGTGAGGGGGGGGGCCGGCCTCGTCCTTCGAGGCCCCTGCGGGGCGCCTCAGGATGAGGGCGGAGAGGGGGGCTTGGCTCTTCTCATCTCTTTTGAGATCGAGAGTATATGCCGTTCGCTTATGCTCAGCGTTCGCTCCTATCGTCGCTCCCCATCTGCTGTCACGGCAGATGAGCAGTACTAGGTAGCAACTGCCACCACGTCTGCTTTCGGCCCATTGCGGACATCAGCTAGCGAAACGTTCGTGACGGCCGATCCACGAAGATGGATAGTTAAGGTGACTGCTTCATCCGATTAAACATGAACGCGGGGTCCGGCCGGCGCACATTTCCTATGCATCAAGCCCAGACTGGAGCGCAAAACTCCCGCTAAGCTGGTATGTCGGGACTATACTAGCGGAGAACCATAGGAATGAGCGAAAATCAGTCGTGTTCGCGTCTTGAAGTTAGCGTGCGACGTGCGGGGGTGTTGCATAGCGTTTCCGCAAGAAAGAGAATGAAATTATGCTTGATGCCGCGTCCAAGGGTGTGTTTGGCGGCTCGCGTGTCGAGTTCATTCTTTTGGAAGCAGCCAAGCAGTACTGTTCGGAGGCCTGCATCGGCATGATCCGCGACAACGAGGGGATGGCCCGCCAAGGGTTGTGCCTTATAGTCTCTACCTCGAGCCGCCAGACCGTTTTGCCTGTTGCGATTTTCAAAACTCAAACCGATTTGAAGTCCCGCACGAAATCATTTCCGACCAATACTGTATGCGTGGGATAAAGCGCCGCTCCCGAGCCGTCTGTTTTACTGACCGTGTCGTCCATTGATCTTTCAGCTTCAAGCTGTTGGAATCGGTCTGACATGATAATAGATTGCCGTCCCACTATTTTTCGGCGAGGCCATCATGAGGTTGACTAAATTCAAGGTCACGAATTACCGTAATGTCCTGGACTCCGGTTGGATCAACACGACGGACGTCACCGCGTTCGTGGGGCAGAACGAAGCGGGTAAGAGCAACCTGTTCGAAGCTCTTTACTGCCTAAATCCCTACGTGGATGGGGCAACGTACGACGATGCAGAAGACTGGCCCGTCGATGACTGGAAGGGCAGGAAGGATGCGCGCGGCAAGATTGTTTGCCAAGCGTACTTCGTCCTCGGCTCAGAAGAGATAGCTTCCCTTTTCAAGTCGGCGCGGACCACGATAGATGCGGCGGATGGTGCCGAGGCGACAGTGACCCCCGCCGCGGTCAAATTGCCAGAGTCCCTGAACCTCTATGCGTCCCGACACTACGGTTATGGCACAGGCTGCTACATTCATGAAGCCGAGAAGCAGGGGCTTGATCCTAAGAAGGTGAGCGCGTGGGGTCGGGCGAACCTGCCAAAATTCGTTTTGATCCAGGACTACAACTTCTCGGGAAACCAGGTCGAGCTTGACCAGCTCAGACAAAGGTGGGACCGCGCGGGGCGTGAGAACCGACATCAGTTGTCCATAGAGGACCAGACCATTCTCATCGTGCTCGATCTGGCCCAGATCGACATCGATGACTTTGTCGAGAAAGGGGAGACGGCGGACGGTCGAACAATTCGTCAGTTCGATAAGCGGGCTGCCTCCGCTTACCTCACGCAGCAGTTCCAACGCCTTTGGACCCAGAAGAAGGTCAAGTTCGACATCGACATCGATGGTCCGACATTGAACATCTTCGCCGAGGACGAGGCTATCGGTTTCCCCGTCCGCCTCTACCGAAGATCGACCGGGTTCAGGTGGTACGTCTCGTTCGCTTGGAAATTTACACACGCCAGCGACGGCGAGTTCGAAAACTGCATCCTTCTCCTCGAGGAGCCTGGCGTGCATCTCCATTATAGCGGCCAACGCGACCTGCTGCGCGTTTTCGATAATCTTTCGGAGAAGAACACCATCCTTTACACGACGCACCTGGCGTCCATGGTCGATCAGGCAAATCCCGAGCGCGTCAGGATCATCGAGACGAAGGACAACCATGTCGCGGTCAACCATGGCGTCGTGAGTAGTCAGGCCGCCCCCATGGCCGTGATCGAGGCGTCCTTGGGGTTGACACCGGACTTGTCCGGAATGCTTGGAAGCCGGAGGGTTCTGATCGTCGAGGGAGGAACGGACGCGCTCATCCTGAACAAGCTTTCGGGACTCCTGCGGAACGGCGGCAAAACTAGCCTGTCCGATCAAGTCTATCTATGGCCGGCCGCGACATCGACGAGAGCGCCGATGTATGCGGCTTTCGCGATCGGTCAGAGATGGGACGCTGGCGTATTGCTTGATAGCGACGAAGCCGGCCTCGTGGCGAAGAAGAAGATTTCGGAGATGGACCTCAAGGAACTGGCCGCCTCAGATGGCTACGAGTTCCGGGTCCTCACGTTACGCGAGGCCGCAGGCATCAAGAAGACGGATGTCGCCATAGAGGACCTGTTCCCTGACGACTTCTTTAGGGAGTGCGTAAACAGAGCCTACGGGGTGGCAATTCGAACCGAAGACTTGCCCGTCGACGGAACGACGCTCATCTCGAAGCGGGTCGAGACGGTTTTGAAAACTCGCCATGGAAGGACGCTCGACAAGAAGTTGGTGCTGACCGAGATGCTCAAGCAGTTTGACAGCTGGTCGAAGCTCTCCGACTTGCCCAAGGGCACCACGGCTTCGGCGGAAAAGCTCTTCAAGGCGATCAACGGCGCGTTCAAGATCGAGGAAACCGCGACCAAGCCTGCGTGAAATCGCGCAAATAACAACGGCAATAAGGGTCAACAGAAAGTTTGGAGAAATCGCGCATTCTGGCATTCAGGATGATGGCGGTTGCCGGATACTCGTTTCCAAGGGTCTGCACTTTAAGATGATGACTGCTTTTGGCGCGAAGCGGACCTTGCACGTTGGTGGCCGATCTCGTTCTTTGAGGCCCAGCAGCACCCAGATCTATGATGTTGCGGCCTGATCGAACAGCTCGCCCCATCGGCTGGCCGTGTCGTTGATCAATTAGGACGCCCGTGCCAAAGGCAGCGTGTAACCGGCAAGTGCGGAGAATTTCCGTGCCACGTCGGAAGCGATCTTCTGATCGATGTGCATTTCGTTCAGAAACGAATTCTGAAGATCCTCGTCCACCTCCGAGTAGAAGGAGAATGCCGAAGGATCGAAAGCTTCGGCGCTGGCAGGATCGGAGATCTTGGACGCCAACTGCTCAGCCGAAAGCGTCGTCCCATAAGGGGCGTTGACAGTCGACAGAACCTTTACTGCAACAATCGACATCTTTCCAAGCCGCGGAACTCTCTAAGCCATTCATATAGCGCGATAATGCCTGAGAAACAAGGATCTGGCCGATGAACCGCCTTGCCATCGGGGTTGCCGGAGGAGAGGTGGTGGCCGGCCTCGTCCTTCGAGGCCCCTGCGGGGCACCTCAGGACGGTCGGAGGGAGGGCGGCGGCTCGGTGCCTCTCAGTTCTTAAGGATGGGCGAGATTGTTGCCGTTCGCTTCTGTTGCGTAGGAAGCGAAGAGCAATGGGTGGTGTGCCGTGTGGCCCCCTCATCTGCCTGCCGGCATCTTCTCCCCGCTGGGGAGAAGCGGAATCGCGGCAGCCGCTCGGTTGCCTTTATGCATTGGCTTGCGGACGACGGCGGTGCGGCTTGCTCCCTCTTCGCCCCAGCGGGGAGAAGATGCCCGTTAGGGCAGATGAGGAGGGTGAGGAGCATCAACGACGAACGCCTTGAGCGGCGAGCGAAAGGCAGATGACGTGGCTCTGGCGGTGGCTGTTAGCTCGTCGCGAGGGTGTTCGTCGCGGCAACCATCTGGGACGTAGACATGGATTTAGCCCTCCCGGGTGGAGGGAAGAGCAGTGTGCAGGGCAGGGGCGGACACGCACTCTCCCTTGCTGCCTTCCGGCCTTGCCGCGCTCTTCCCTCTTTCGGGGCGATATTTCCCGTGAGCTAGATGGATGATCTCCCATGTGCCTGTTTTCCAAGCCTTCCCAGCCTGATCCGCCGGCGCTTCCGCCGGAGCCGGCGCAGTTGAAGCAGCCGGATGGGGCTGCGGTTCGCACCGCGGTGGCGCGGCGGACCGAGGATCGGGTGCGGTCACGGCCCGATACGATCCTGACGTCGCCGGGGGGCGTCACGACGACGGCGCCGACCGAGAAGAAGACGCTGCTTGGGCAGTGAGGCGGGGCGGATCGGCGCTCGTGCGCAAGGTTTGCGCGGGCCTCCGCGTTCTCCTTTGGCGTCATCCTCGGCATTGTGCCGAGGATCTGCGGTGCCGTCGGCAGATGCTCCAGGGGCAGCTGATAGTTGTTCGGTTTGTGGCGGGCGGATGCCCCTCACCCTAACCCTCTCCCCGTTCTGACGGGGAGAGGGGACGTGCCCAACGCGGTTTTGCCGCGCGGATGAACACCAACGCGGACTTGGCCGCACGGATGGCACCAACGCAGCTTCGCTGCGCGGATGGAGATGACATAAGCATGAGCGACAACGCACCTGATCATGAGAGCCAGATCACCTATCACCGGCGGCGGATGGAGGAGCTGAAGCGGATTCGGCAGCCGTGGGAGAATGTGTGGCGGCAGCTTTCGGACTATATCGAGCCGACGCGGCTGAGGCTGATCGAGAAGGACGAGGGTGCGGTGAGCCGCGCCAAGATCATCGACAGCACCGGCACCTTCGCGCACCGGACGCTGAAATCCGGCATGCATTCCGGCATCACCTCGCCGGCGCGGCCGTGGTTCCGGCTGACGACCTATGATCCGGATCTCAAGGACTTCGCGCCGGTCAAAGAATATCTGGCGGCCGTCGAGCAGCGGTTGCGGGAGGTGTTCCAATCCTCCAACATCTACAATGCCTTTCACACCGGCTACGGCGATCTCGGGCAGTTTGGGCAGTCGGTCGGCATTCTTTCCGAAGACAGCGACAAGGTGGTGCGGCTGCAGCAATTGCTGCATGGCAGCTTCTGGATCTCGCGCGACGAGAACGGCAGGGTGACGACGCTTTACCGGCGGTTCCGCTGGTCGGTGCAGCGCATCGTTTCGCGCTTCGGCTACGACAATGTCAGCCAGACGGTGAAGAATTTCTACGACAATGGCCGCTATGACGAGATGCTGACGATCTGCCATGCGGTCGAGCCCCGGCTTTCGCGCGATCCCGACAGGATCGACAGACGCAACAAGCCGTTCCTTTCCAACTATTGGGAGGAGCAGACGGGCGACAAGCGGCTGCTGGAGGAAAGCGGTTTCGACGAGAACCCGCTGATCGGCCCGGCCTGGGAGATTGCCGGCGACGACAATTATGCGACTTCGCCCGGCCAGATCGCGCTCGGCGATATTTCCATGCTGCAGCTGGAACAGCAGCGCAAGCTGGAGGCGATCGATAAGCTGGTGCGCCCGCCGATGACCGGGCCGACCTCGATGCGCAACAATCCGGCTTCGCTGCTGCCGGGCAAGATCACCTATGTCGACGATCCGAACGGGCGCGGCTTCCGGCCGGCGATGGAGATCCAGCTCAGGCTTTCCGAGCTTGCGAGCGACATTCGCGAGACGCAGGAGCGCATCCGCCAGGCCTTTTATGCCGATCTCTTCCTGATGCTGTCGCAGATGGAGGGCATCCAGCCGCGCAACCAGTTCGAGATCGCCGAACGCAAGGAAGAGAAGCTGCTCGCGCTCGGGCCGGTGCTGGAGAATATCTACGGCGCGCAGCTGGAGCCGACGATCGACCGGACCTACCAGATCCTCAACCGGCGGCGCGAGCTGCCGCCGCCGCCCAGGGAATTGCAGAACCAGGAGCTGAAGATCGAATATATCTCGATCCTCGCCCAGGCGCAGAAGGCGGTGGCGACCGGCAGCATCGAGCGCGGCTTCGCCTTCCTCGGCCAGGTTTCGGCCGTCAAACCCGAGGTGCTCGACAAGGTCGATGCCGACGAGGCGGTCGATCTCTATTTCGACTATCTCGGCGTGCCGCCCTCGGTTGTCGTGCCCGACGACGAGGTGGCGCAACTGCGCGATGCGCGGGCCCAGAAGCAGCAGATGGCCGAAAATGCCGAGATGGCCGCCAAAATGGCGCCGGCGGCGAAATCCGGCGCGGATGCGGCTGCCGTGCTTGCAAGCGCCGGTGAGAACCCGAACGGGGCGGCCCTTCTGCAGCAGCTGGGGCTCGGCTGATGGGCGGGCTCGACGAACATCTCAATCCTGCCGAGCGCCATGAGCGCGAAGCGCTTGCCGCCGCCTTCCGCGAGGTTTTCTCGCTGCCTTCGGGCAAGCGCGTGCTGTTCTGGATGCTGGAGCAATGCGCGATCTATCGCGAGGCCTTTGCCGGCGAGGCGGTGAGCGCGACGCATTACACGCTCGGCCTGCAAGGGGCGGGGCGCAAGCTGATCGCCATGCTCGACGAGGTCGACCAGCGCTTCTACCCCAGCCTGCTGCTCGAGATCGCCACCATCAAAGCCATCGACCGCGAGGTCGCCACCAACATGAGGAGTGAAGACGATGATGTCGACGCATGAGCGCATCGGCCAGCCAACCATTGCCTGGAGCGCCGAAGGCGCCGGCAGCGGCGGCGCGGAGCCCGAGAATATTCTCTTCCCCGATGATGCGCCGCAGGGCGAGGAGGGAATCCATGAGCCGGCTCATGACCGTCAGGCCAATCCGGTCAAATCCGATGAGGCGGCGGCGCTTGGGAAGGTCGAGGAGGGCGGCGAGACCGCGCCCGACGAGGCCGACACGGTGCCGGAGGACGGCAAGTATACGCTTACCATGCCCGACGGCATCGCCGTGGACGAGGAGCTGCTCGCAGCGCTCGGCCCCGATTTCCGCGAGCTGGGGCTGACCAACAGCGAGGCGCAGAAACTTGCCGACCGCTTCATCGCCATCCAGGCGGCGCGCGCCGAGACGCGCGGCAAGGTCTGGGGTGAGACGGTTTCGAAATGGGCCGACGACGCGAAGGCCGATGCCGAGATCGGCGGGCGCAAGTGGGACGGGACCGTGCGCGACAGCCGCCGCTTCGTCAACACGATGGGAACGCCCGCCCTGCGCGAATATCTGGAGGCGAGTGGTGGCGGCAACCATCCGGAGCTTATTCGTATTTTTGCGAAGGCCGGAGCGTTGATCAAGGAAGACGACCCGGCCACCGGCGGCGCCGGAGGAGCGGGCAGACCCGTCGATCCAGCGCATGTTCTGTTTCCGAACGATGCACCGAAAGGCTAAAGAGACATGGCAACAATCGGCAATAGCTTCCCTCAACTGATCGACATGCATAAGGGCTCGACGGAGGGCTCGGTTGTCGAACTGTTGTCCCAGCAGAACCCCATTCTGGACGACGCGGTCGCGACCGAATGCAACATGGGCGCCTCCCACCGCCACATGATCCGCACCGGCCTGCCGTCCGTCGCCTGGGGCCGCCTCTACCAGGGCGTTCCGCAGTCCAAGGCGACCATGCAGCAGGTCGACGACACCACCGGCTTCGTCGAGGCCATGTCCGGCGTCGACGTGCGCCTCCTGAAACTCGCGCCCGACCCGGCCAAGGAGCGGCTGACTTCGGCCGCACCCTTCATGGAGGCGATGAACCAGGAGGTGGCGACCGGCATCTTCTACCACAATACCGAGACGACGCCGGAGAAGTTCAAGGGCTTGTCCGCCCGCTACAGCAGCTATTCCGACACGCGCGGCACGATCGCCAACCAGGTCGTGAACGGCGGCGGCACGGGCAGCGACAATACCTCGATCTGGTTCGTCACCTGGGGCGACCACGCAAGCTCGCTGATCTATCCCAAGGGCACCAAGGCCGGCGTCAGCCACGAGGACAAGGGCGAGCAGCGCGTGCTCGACGAAAGCGGCCAGCCCTATTTCCGCAAGGAAGACTACTGGTGCTGGCATGTCGGCATGTTCGTGAAGGACTGGCGCTACAACGCCCGCGTCGCCAATATCGACGTCTCCAACATGCTCGCCGGCAGCGTCGATCTCTGGGCGCTGATGCGCAAGGCCTATTACCGCCTGCAGTCGCGCCGCCGCGACGGCGTCGCCAGCCGCATCGCGATCTACATGAACCGCGACGTGCTCGAAATCCTCGACGTGCAGTCGAGCGACCGAAGCCTGCTGGCGGCCAACCCGAACTATACCGGCCTGACGCACATGACCGTCGAGGGCAAGGAAGTCCGGGCCTATCGCGGCATTCCGATCCGCGAGACCGACGCCATCCTCAACACCGAGGCGGCAGTGCCGGCCGCGGTGTAACGGCGGCCTGATCGGCTCAGGCCCGTCGCCGATGGCGGCGGGCAAACCTCCCAAGACATAGAGATCCGAGAGGCATTTCAGATGATTTTCGACAAGCAGAGCCTGCTTTCCGACGCGCAGGCAGTGACCGCCGATGCGGCCAGCACCAATGTGATCAATCTCGGCCCGATCGCCACCGGCACGGTGCGCAACATCGGCAAGGGCAAGAAGATCCCGTTTTCGATCCAGGTGGTCGAGGCGTTCAACAACCTGACCTCACTCGAGGTGAAGGTGCAGGTCGACGACAACGAGGCCTTCGCCACGCCGAAGCAGGTCGGCACCACCGGCGCACTTGCGCTCGCCGACCTCGCGCTCGGCAAGCGGCTCAACATCGACGTGATCCCGCGCGACGCCGACGAGCGCTTCTTCCGCCTGTTCTACGATGTGACGGGAACGGCGCCGACATCAGGCAAGATCACCGCCGGCGTGGTCGCGGCTTCGGAGTAACCGGCCATGGTGACGGTGATCGCAAATGAAAGGGGCTATTTCGACGGGGAGCTGCGCGACATCGGCGCCGCCTTCGTCGTGTCCGACGCGCTCTGGAACGACGAGGAAAGGCGGCCGAAATGGGCAAGGCTTGCCCCGCAGGGGGCAGGCGGCGCCTGGATCGTCAGGCCGAAAAGCGGTGAGGGTGACGGCGCGGCCGAAATCCCTGAGGACTGGCAGGGCCTGAGCGTGGCCGAACGCAAGGCGCTGGCGAAGGCGATCTCCGGCGAGCCGGCGCCGAATGTCAAGGAGGCGGACGGCGTGATCTCGGCGGAGGTGGAGCGGCGGGCAGCGGGGTCGAGCGGCAATGCGCCGACAGAGGCTGCCGTGTCGGGGAATGGTCTGCAGGAGGCTCTTGGTCTGCAGCAGCCCGATTGGGTCGTGCCTGCCGGGTGAAATACTGACGGGGAGGGCGCAAGCTCTCCCTCTGACTGTAGCTACAGCCGTCTACTTCTCTTTCGTCATTCTCTGGCTTGTCTAGGGCTGTCCGGTTCGTGCCGATGACTGCCCCTCACCCTAACCCTCTCCCCGTAAACGGGGCGAGGGGACGTGCCCTGCGAAAGCGTACGCGGGACGGAGAGGTCGCGACGATCCTCCTTCGCCCCGCGCGCGGGGAGAAGGTGCCGGCAGGCGGATGAGGGGCACGCGTCGGGCGAAATTCGTCAACAATCCGGGAGGGCGCGTTGCTCTTCCTTCCGCACTCCAAAGAAGAAACATTCCCATGGCCGAGATTTTCAATGAGCAGCGTGTGGTCGGCGTGCATATCGTTCCCGATGGAACGGTGCTGCACAATGGGCAGCGCGTGGTGGGTATTCGTGAGGCCGAGAGCGGCGTGCTGTTTACCGAGGGCCGGCGGGTGCTCGGCGTCAGCGTGCTCTCCGGCAGCGAAGTCATCTACAACGAGCAGGTTGTCATCGGCGTGGTGATCATTCCCGACGGGCGCACGCTCTATAACGGGATGCCGGTCGTCCCGGTCAACGGCAGCGGGCATCCGCCCTGGATCGCCGATACGAACCGCTACATGCCGGCGGCGACCCGGGTGGAGTGGCCGGGCGGCTTTACGCAGACTTATGCGGCTGGCCTCAATTATCAGGCTTCGGAACTTTACTTCGGGTCTCCCGACTACCCCACGAACAGCTTCCTGATCCCCTTCGTCGGCTTCGGTGTCCAGCAGGGCAACAACTCGCCGCAGGAGACCATCAATCCGAACGCGGATATGCTGATCGACGAAGTGTTCTTCCTGCATCCGGACGGCAGCGAATATCCGGTGCTGTTCGGCGGGCTTGCCGCTGCGACGGCGACGGCGGCGACCGGCATCGTCTGGGGGCAGGTGATGCTGCCGGCAGCTTTGCCGAGGCGGTCTATCTTTGGCATCCGCACGGTCTGGCACGGCACGGTCGGCAACACTTATATCGGCGGCTACCGCGTTCAGCGTCATCGCGGCGAGAAATATTGGGCGGCGGGCGACCTGGCATCCGTGCGGGCGCTGGCGGCCGCCGATGCGCCGAGCACGCCGGACCGGGACCCCGACGGTTTCTACAATACGGTGGGCAATGTCAGCAACTCGCAGCCGCTGGCCTATGGCCCGGCGCTGATCTTCGCCAAGGGATGGGATGGACGGCCGGTGCCGCTCGTGCTTTCCGACAGCCTCGTCGAGCGCCAGGAGATCGCCGCATCGGCGGATGCGCGCGGCAATATGGGCGTCTGGCGCCGTTGGCTCGACGTGCCCGATCCGGTCTGGGGCGAAACCATGCCGCTCATCATGGGCGTGCCGGGCGCGAAATCGCAGCTGGAGCTGACGGGCTCGGGCAGCACGATCGCGACGCTGCGCTGGGGACTGATCGACATCGTCAAGAACACCTATAATGGCGGCCTCAATCCCTGGACCTTCGTCTTCGACCAGTCGGGACGCAACGACAACAATGCCACGGCAAGCACCTGGGCGAATTTCAAGTTCGGCCTCATCGACCGCGTGAAGACCAGATATGGCGCCGGTACGCACGTGGTCGGTTTGACCCTCTGGCCGACCATGACGTCAACGGATGGCGGCCGAACGGCGGCTGCCTACAGCGTCCCCATTCTCTGGAACGGTGTGAGCGGCACCCTCAAGGCCGTCAACGACGCCATCAAGGCGTCCTCCCGCTATGCAAGGGTTATCGACGTGTTCGGTGCCTTCACGACCGATGCAGATCCATCCAAGGCACCGGCATCCGAGATGTTTCCGCTCGGCAAGGTGATCGGCCATCCGGGAAATCAGGACGGGGTGACGACCTGGGACACGATCAAGATGCCGTCGGGGATACCCCGCGGCGCTGTGGTCATCTTCGAATATCAGCCGGGTCTCTGGGCCGGGCGGACCGTCCTCAGCGAGGTCGTCAACGGCGACGGCACATCGAACTACAAGGTGCTGGAGATCTTCGCGACGAACGTGCAGGACAACGCCACCCTCTATGGCAAGGCCATGAACCTTGACTCCGGCACCGGCACCACAACGCACGTTCATCCGCTGCTCTACACCATCCTCAGGACCGTGAGCCGCATCCCTCAGTCGGAGAAGATGAAATTCTATCCGGCGTGAGTCAGGAGGCGCTGTTCTACATTAAAGAGTTAGAGCATGATGTCGTCCGAAAACCGCTTCACTTTTCGGCATCATGCTCTAGGCATGCCGCCCGCCGGCCATCAGCCGAAGCTGATGTTCGTCGTGGACGCCCTGGCGATAAAGCTCGATGATGAGGGCGCCGATCTTTTCGGCTTTCTCGCTCCCCCTGTCGATATCAAGCTCGATGCAGAGAGCTTCATGAACGCGCCGGCAAACGTCGAGATCCGCGGAGGCGAGCGGTTCGTCGCGTGTGCTGAACAGCTTGTCTGACATCGGCTGGCCCTTTTCGATGTCGGTGAATCGCTGTTGAGAAAGATAATTTCGCGACGTTTCTTCTGCAAGATGGACGAAGGCCCGAATCTCGCAACAGTGAAAACGCTTGAAATGAAGGACGCGAGCGATCGAGACGGACCGGCGGAACGCCGGCGCGTCGATCTCGCGGCCGCAGAGCGTGGGAATCTATTTCGCCTCGGGAGCCTTGCCGCCTTCGCGCGACAGGCGCAGTTCTTTCAGCCTTCGCGTCTTCTCCCGGCGGGCCCGCTGCTCCGCCTCGATGGTTTCCTTGGCGGCTCGCTCGGTATTTTCGAAACGATCCTGCCGATAAGCCTTTGATGAGGGTTCACGTTCTCTTTTCATGGGCGTGAAACGCGAACCGGCGGAAACGGTTTCATGGAAAATGGCGAAAGCGGCCGGCAATCGACTGATCTCTTGCGGGAAAAGCGGCTTTTGGCGGCGGACGGCCGCCACCATTTGCTAGACACTCTCCAATTAGGGTTCGTGATGTGGGTGCCTAGCGTTCCGCTCAATTCTCATTGATCGTAAAAACCGTGCAACTTTCCCAATCGCCGGAGCGATAGAAGACCTCTACGGCTAATTCTGAGAAGGTGGATCAACTTAACGGCGTGATCATGAATTGCTATGGCGCGGGAGGGGTCGAGTGTTCGGCCGCCGCTCTCAAAGTTTCCACCGGTAGCTTCAGTAAATAACTCAATTGATAGCCGCTCGTACTCGTCCTTTCGCTTCCCGCAGGCTTTTGCCATTGCTGGATAAAGCAAGGTCGTTGCTGCATGCGCAGCTCGAACGCGCGCAGCAAGAGCTTGGTCTTCATTTTTATCGGCGGGATGTTTGAGCCAGTAATTTTGCCCCGCTTCAGAGAGTTTTTCTATATCCTTGATGTGTTCGTTAACAACCGCAATGTCTTCTGCCCAAGCCACGCGAATTTGTTGCAGAAGCCAAGCGACCACTGCACCGATCACGAGGAAAATGAGCTTGTCGCCCCAGTCAGTGGTGAGCAATTTGGCGATCTTCTGGCACGGCGTTCGTTATGTAAGATGCTATTGTATCGCGGAAGATCATTAGATGAGGCTTAGTGCATCGAACCTCGAGGAATTCTCGCACCTCATCGCGGTCAAATTTCCTAAGCCTTATGAGCCCGGCAAACGCTTCTTCTAGAAACGACGAGCCAAATGACCGAACACCATCAATATCGACAGTCACTTTCTGGTGTGACAACTTTGCAGCGCTCAGCGCCGGCGCAAGAAACTCATCTCGGAAGCGCGTACCATTATGTGCGCCGTCGCCGGAAAAGCGACCGGACGGATAGGGGCTAAATTCTCTCGCAAGATCTATGATCATGAGCTGACAACCGCCGATGTTTGTTTAAGTTCCACAGTCCATTCAATCAACGTGCCACCTATAGAGAATGGTACTGCGCCTGACCTCAGTCGTCCATTGGAATCGCGAACGCACCAACCGCCTCGACTATATACGCTTAACTTGCCTCGGCCTGTTCGCTCTATCACCTCAACCATCTGCGGGAGTCCCTTGCCTCGGTGCCGCTGGTCTGTTCGTGAGCCGCCGTGTTTCATTGCTGCGCGTATGTATGTTCCGTCATTTTGGAAGTCAAATTCCGGGCGTTGCTTCAAAGTACGAGCTAAATAATTCACCACCCTCTCAAGACGTTCAATTCGTGGATATGTCACAGGGATCGTTATGCCTTGATCATATACCACAACAGTTAAAGACTGATTTTCTCGATCGGCGGTGGCTGCAACCCAAAGCTGACCAATATGAGGATAGTCCGGCTCATAGTCGGCAGGATACGCATGGTTCGTGACGTTGCTCATTGCCTCGCTTAAGCCAGTTAGAAGTTCAATTATAATTCCTTCCGGGATATTTCCATCGGGATTGATAAACGAACCCAGCTTTTGCAGGGCGCCGTCAACTTGATCCAAATCGTCGGCATTCTTGGTGCTGACGATTTGCATAGTGCGAGTGGCCCCCTCTTCAATCACCACATCATCCCGCTTTGGCGTGATGCCTACTATCTCAAAAAAGCCTATCTGGTAGAGTTTGCGAAAGACATCACCGTTCCAACGGTCAAGGTCAACGGTCGGTGTGATTTCTGAGTATGCCTTGCTTAAACGTTCAAATTCAGCTGCGAGAACAACTGCGGCTGCGGTCGAAATATATATAGGATAAGAAAAATCCGCATACCCTCCGACCCTAGGCATTCCTCTGCTACGATCAATTACCTTATGCTTAGATTTTATTGCGGCGTATGATGCAACTCGCAACTCCTCCATGAAACGCATACTTTCATCGAGGTTTTCCCTAAAGCACAGCTTTTGGGGCGGTCGCGTTGGTTCGCGCATACATAGCGCCCACTCAGGTTCTCCTCCTTGCCAGATCTGCACGCGCGTAATGTGCCGCTCCGCAGGTTTAACTTGAAGCAAGTCCGGTGGGCGCTTTCGATTTCGTCTTCGATACTCGTTTGCGGCCCTTATTATGAGCCAGCGTCGCCGACTGTAGTATAGTTTCTTCAATTCGAACCTAGCTCAAGGCATTGCGGGGTGGCAGGTTCTCACAATCGAAAAGCGAGTCAAGATGACGATTTAATCAGCCACAAAAAGTAACTCGGATGATGGCAGCTTCATTTAGACCGGGCGCCTTGCCGGCGCCCGGATTTTGCGATGATCAGCTCTTGATGAAGGCCAGCAGGTCGGCGTTGATGACCTCGGCGTTGATGGTGCACATGCCATGCGAGAATTTCTCGTAGACCTTCAGCGTCGCGTTCTGAAGGAGCTTGGACGAGAGCAGGGCGGAATCGGCGATCGGGACGATCTGATCGTCGTCGCCGTGCATGACGAAGGTCGGCACGGTGATGATCTTCAGGTCCTCGGTAAAATCGGTTTCCGAAAAGGCCTTGATGCCGTCGTAATGAGCCTTGGCGCCGCCCATCATGCCCTGGCGCCACCAATTGTCGATCACCGGTTCCGACACTTTCGCGCCGGGACGGTTGAAGCCGTAGAAGGGGCCGGCCGGGAGATCGCGGTAGAATTGCGCGCGATCGGCGGCGAGCTGGCTGCGCAGGCCGTCGAAGACTTCGATCGGCAGGCCGCCCGGATTGGCTTCGGTCTTGACCATGAGCGGCGGCACGGCGCCGATGATCGCCAGCTTGGCGACGCGGCCCTGGGGCTGGCCATGACGGGCGACATAATGCGTCGCCTCGCCGCCGCCGGTGGAATGGCCGACATGGATGGCGTTGCGCAGATCGAGATGCTCGACGACGGCGGCAGCATCCGCCGCGTAATGATCCATATCGTGGCCGTCGCCGACCTGGGTGGAGCGGCCGTGGCCGCGGCGGTCATGGGCGACGACGCGATAGCCCTTGTGCAGGAAGAACAGCATCTGGGCGTCCCAATCGTCGGAGCTCAGCGGCCAGCCGTGATGGAACATGATCGGCTGGGCGCTCTTTGACCCCCAATCCTTGTAGAAGATCTCGACGCCGTCCTTGGTGGTGACTGTGCTCATGGCATGGCTCCCTTGGGTGGTTGGATTGATGCAGGCGGAAGTCCGCGCCGTCGCCGGCGCAATCGGGCAAAGATCATGGGCGCGGGCGAAAGATTGCGCCGGATGCTGATGTGCGTATCTAATCCGGCTTTCTACCGAATTGATATGACAGATTTCCATAAGCGACCGCGCAGATAAGTAAAGCTACGGAGGTCACAGTCAGGGCGTTCTTGGGGTGGGGTCTTGCCGCGCGCCCGCCTCGTCCTTCGAGGCCCCTTGCGGGGCACCTCAGGATGAGGCTCTCTTGGCCTTGAGCGTATTTATGGCGCCAACCATCTGCGCACTAACGTCAGCCAACCCAAGGGGCTGACCGACATGACATCCATTATTTCCATCTGCAATCTGGCGCTCGCTTCGATCGGCAAGGACAGCATCAATGCGCTGAGTGAGCCGACGGTGGAGGCGCGGGCCTGCAACCGTTTCTTTGCGCCGGCGCGCGATGCGCTGCTGCAGGCCTATCCCTGGCGCTTTGCCGGCAGGACGCGTTCGCTGGCCGAAATCGTAAATGATCGGCCGGGGGAGTGGGCCTATGCCTATGACCGGCCGGTGGACTGCCTGGCGATCCGCGGCATTCGTTCGGCGCTCGACGTGACGGGCGAGACTTCGGTGGGCGGCGTCTTTTCCGGGGGCGCGTCCACCGCGGGCGGGCACGCCTATGATGCCGAGGGCGGTGTGATCTATTGCAATATCTCGCCGGCCTATCTCAATTTCACCGAGCGGCTGACCGATCCGACGAAATATACGCCGCTCTTCGTCGATGCGCTCTCCTGGCATCTCGCCGTCAGGCTCGCCATGCCGCTGACGCGCGATCCGCAGGTGCGCGCCGATGCGTTTCAGCTTGCCAACAGTACGCAGGCGCTGGCCCAGACGGCGGACGCCAACGAGGGCTGGGACGGCACCGATGACCAGGACGGGCTGACGGGAGGGCGGGCGAATGGCTGATTTGCGCGCCTACCAGCCGTCCTTCGGCGGCGGCGAACTGTCGCCGGCGCTCTGGGCGCGTGTCGACCAGGTGAAATACGGCAGCGGGCTGAAGACGGCGCTCAACCTCTTCATCAATCCGCATGGCGGGGCATCGAACCGCGCCGGGCTCGCCTTCATCCGCGAGGTGAAGGCGAGCGCCAACGAGGCGCGGCTGATCCCTTTCCAGTTCAACACCGAGCAATCCTACGTGCTGGAATTCGGCCATCTCTACTTCCGGGTGTTTCGGGACGGCGGGCTCGTTCTATCGGGGGCAACACCTTACGAGGTGACGACGCCCTATGTGCATACCGCGCTGGACGAGCTGGTGTTCGTGCAGGAGGCTGACGTGATGTATATCTGCCATCCCGACTATCCGGTACGCAAACTGGCGCGTCTCGCCGACAACAACTGGACACTCTCGCTCGTGACCTTCGCGCCGAAGATCGCCGCACCGACAGGTGTGAGCGCGGCGGCGATCGTCGGGTCTGGAGGCACGACGAACGGCTATTGCGTCTCGGCCATCGATAGTGAAAGCGGCGAGGAAAGCCTTCCTTCGACGGCGGTTTTCGTCAACAACGACCTGACGGTGAGCGGCCGCAAGAACCGCGTCAGCTGGTCGGCGGTCGCGGGCGTCTCGCGCTATATCGTCTACAAGAGCGACAACGGCGTCTACGGCTATATCGGCGGCACGGCGGGGCTCTTCTTCGATGACGACAATATCGCGGCCGATCTTGCGGACACGCCGCAGAAGGCGCGCAACCCTTTCAACAGCGCCGGCAACTATCCGCGCTGCGCGACCTTCATCGAGCAGCGGCTAGGCTTCGCCTCGACGAAGAACGATCCGCAGGCGGTCTGGCTGTCGCAATCGGCCAATTACGAGAATTTCGGCTATTCTTCGCCCTCCAAGGCAAGCGATGCCGTGACCTTTCGCATTCGCGCCCGGCAGGTGAACGAGATCCGCTCGATGCTGGCGCTGCGCGGGCTGATGCTTTTGACGTCAGGCGCCGAATGGATCGTCAGCGGCGGCTCGCAGTCGGACGCGATTTCTCCCTCTTCGATCAAGATCGACAACCAGGGCTATCGCGGGGCGGCCCGGGTGCAGCCGATCGTCGTCGGCAATACGGTGCTCTTTGCGCAGGAGCGGGGCGGCGTCATCCGCGACTTCAGCTATGTCTATGCCGAGGACGGCTTCGTCGGCAAAGACCTGACGATCCTGGCTCGCCACCTCTTCGAGAACCGGCGGATCAAGGCCTGGGCCTATGCCCAGGCGCCTTATTCGATCGCCTGGGTGGTGCTCGACAACGGCGCGCTGGTTTCGCTTACCTACCTCAAGGAGCATGACGTCTGGGCCTGGACGCGCCATGAAAGCGGGCCTGACAATGACGCCGTCTTCGAGGATGTCACCGTGATTGCCGAGGGCAACGAGGATGTGCCTTACTTCCTCGTCAAACGCACGATCGGCGGCCAGGCCCGGCGCTATATCGAGCGGCTGCACAGCCGTGTGTTTCAATCGGTCAGCGACGCCTTCTTCGTCGATTGCGGCCTGACCTATAGCGGCGCGCCGGCCAGCGTGATCGGCGGTCTTTCCCATCTCGAAGGGCAGAAGGTGGTGGCGCTTGCGGACGGCAATGTCGTGCGCAACCTCACCGTAAGCGGTGGCGCGGTGACGCTCGATGTCGCCGCCTCCAAGGTGCATGTCGGCCTGCCGATCGTTTCGGCGCTGCAGACGCTCGATATCGATCTCGGCAATGTCGCCGGGCTCGGCACCGTGCAGGGACGGCAGAAATCGGTCAGCAACGTGACGCTGCGGGTGGAGCAGACGCGCGGCATCTTCATCGGCCCGCGCGATGGCGCGCGCGGCGACGAGCATCTGGTGGAATACAAGCAGCGCTCGACCGAGGATTGGGACGATCCGATCGAGCCGATCACCGGCGATATCTCGCTGACGCCGCAATGGGACTGGGATACCGGCGGCAACATGTGGATCAAGCAGTTCGATCCGCTGCCGATGACCATTCTCGCCATCATGCCGGATATCAGTCTTGGCCGGTGAGATCCGCGTCGTGCCCTTCCGCTCCCTCGACCTGCGCACGGTCGCCCGGCGCATGCGCAGGGCGGACCGCGACGAGGTGTGGAAAGCCTCCGGCATGACGCCGGTGGAGGCGCTCAGCTATTCGCTGCGCAAATCATCGGCCGCCTGGACGGTTTTCATCGACGGGCGGGCTGAAGCGATCTTCGGCGTCGGCGCCATCAGCATCCTCGCCGGCGTCGGGGCGCCGTGGCTGCTCGGAACCGACGCCATCGAGCGCCATGCCGCCGGTTTCCTTCGAGGCTCGATCGAGTGGAGGGACCAACTGTTGCGGCACTATCCCATTCTGAGAAACCTCGTCGACGTCGACAACCGCGTCTCGCTGCGCTGGCTGCGTTGGCTGGGTTTTTCGATCTTCGATCCTATCAGCCTGCGGGGTCATGAATTCCGCCCATTCGAATTGAGGTCCAGCGATGTGTGATATCGGTCTTGCCCTGACGCTCGGCTCGACACTGGTCGGCGCCGCCGGCAGCGTGCAGCAGGGGCAGGCTGCGAAAGCGGCCGGCAAATACAATCAGCAGGTCGCCGAGATGAACGCCGAGCTTTCCGAGCGGCGCGCCCAGGATGCGCTGGAGCGCGGGGCGCAGGAGGAGCAGCGCAAGCGGCAGGAGGTGGCGCGGATCATGGGCGCGCAGACGGCCGCGATGGCGGCGAACGGCCTCGACATCAGCTTCGGCTCGCCGCTCGACACGCTGGTGGATACCGCGACTCTCGGCGAGCTGGACGCCCTGACGATCCGCACCAATGCTTATCGCGAGGCCTATGACTTCCGTGTCGATGCGGTCAACCAGCGGGCGGGCGGCACGCTGGAGCGGATGAAGGGGGATGCGATAGCCAAGGGCAGCTATATCGAGGCTGCCGGCACGATCCTGACCGGGGCCGGCAAATATTACGAGAAGCGCTACCCCACCACCGCCACGACAGCCACCAACAAGAAATGAGGCCGAGCCATGGTCACCGTTCCCGAATATCAGAGTAATGTCGCGACGCGGCCGATCTTTCAGAGCAAGCTCGACGTCAAGGCTGACGCCGAAAACTTCGGCGCGGCCATCGGCAGAGGCATGGTGAAGCTGTCAGAGGGAATGGAGAAACTGGAGACGTCGATCTCCAACGTTAAAGCCGCCAAAGCAGCTGCCGCCGAAGCAGAACGCGAGAAACAGCAAGGTACGGTGAAAGGGGCCGGCGCGGCCGAACAGAAGGCACCTGATCCCAAGGCACTCGACAATGTCATGCGCGCCAAGGACCGCGAGACCCAGCTTGCGGCCTGGGATCGCAACGCCCGATACGGCGAGGGCGGGTTCATGACGCTGACCGGCCAGGCGGCAGTCGACGGCCGGGCCGATTACGAGCGGCGGCTGATGGAAAAGCGCAAGGAAATCGGCGCCGACCTGACGGGCGAGGCGGCGGAGCTCTATGGCCGTGCAGCCGATGCCAGGATCAATGCTTCGCTGCAGAGCGCCGTCGTCTATTCCGGCCAGCAGCGCAAAGTCTGGTTTCAGCAGAATGCCGCCCAGCGCGTCGATAGTTTCGCCAGGGACGCGGTGGTGAATTTCACCCGGCCCGATCTGGTGACGAAGAACGTCGCGGCCGGCCTTCTGGAACTGCAGGAGCAGGGGCGGCTTGAAGGCTGGAGCGGCGATACCATGATGGCGCGGGGCAGCGCGTTCGTCTCCGGCGTCCACAGGGATATCACGTTGCGGCTGGCCGAGGACGATCCGATCGCCGCCGACCATTACCGGAACGACCATGCCGGGCAGATGACCGGCGCCGACAGCGACATGCTGACGGAAGCGCTCGAAGGCGAGATCAGCAACGAACACTCCAAGCGCGAGGCGGGCGCGATCCTGACCAGGGGCAGGCAGGTTTCCACACTGGCGGCCGATGCCGCCGGCGATCTCGTGGATGCCGGAGAGTCAACCGGCCGCACGGTGGCTGATGCCGGGCCGACACGGTTTCGCCAGGCGCTTGCCGCGCGGGCTGCCGGTGGCGGCGCGGAGGCCGTCGACAGGCTGGGCGAGAGCTTTGCGATGAACCTTGCGGCGATGATCGAGGATGCGCCGCCCGCCATTCGCGACGGGCTTGAGATCATCGGCAGCGCGAAGGGGGCGGCGAATGCCGTCGATCTCGGTTGGAACGGACGGCCGCTGAAATCCGGCGCTGCGCCGAGGCAAGTGTTCGACTACGTCCACGACAATGCCGCCCGATACGGCATGTATTTCCCGATCACCGACGATCCCGAGCAGGCCGCGCCGTTTTCGACGCGCGGCGGCACGGTGGCGCCGCGCGGCAACAAGGTTTCGCCGCGTGCGCTCGGCCCCTCCGCCGACGATATCGACAAGAGCCTTGCCGATATCCGCGACGAGAAGGTCCGCCAGCTCACGCAACGGCGCATCCAGACAACGCTGGAGACGCAGGCAAGGGCCGAGGACGCGCGGATAAAGCAGGCCAAGGCCGAACTCTGGCGGGCGATCGACGAAGGCAAGACGCCCGACGACGTGCCGCGGGAGATCCGCCAGGTGGCCGGCATGGAGGCGGTCTCGGCGGCGTGGAACTACATGCAGACGGCCGCGAAGGGACGCGCGGGGCAGGTGGACGAGGTGCTGCTTTATGATATGCGCAGATATGCGGCGATGGATCCGGATGGGTTTGCCGAGGTCGATCTCAGCGATTACCGCGGCCGGCTGGGTGGGGCATTCTCACAAGTGGCGGACCTTCAGGTTGCTACGCTGACTAGGCAGGCGGAGGTGAAACGCGAGGGTTTGCAGCTCGCTAAAGCCTTCGCGGAATCGGAAACGCAGCTCGAAGCGGTTGGGATTACCGCAAATGGCAAACACGGCGCCGAGCAGCAGGCGGCGATCCAGCAGATCGCGCGGTTTCAGAACGCGCTCGCGGCTGAAATGGCGGCGTTCAAGAAGGTGAACAACGGAAAGTCGCCGAGCGAACTCGATATTTCGTCGATGCGCAACGAGTTGCTGCTGCCGCTCGTACTGCGCGAGCCGAGATTTCTTTGGTGGGATAACGAAAGGGTCATCCCGGCGTTCGAGGTGATAACGCAGCCGGAAAATTCGGTGATCGAAGTGCTCGATTGGGCGGATCTTCCAGTGAATTCGCGACAAGCGCTTGAGCTTGATCTCGCGCGCAAGATGGGCGAACGGCCGACGGAAGCTCAGGTGAAGGCCTACTACAAGGACATCGCAGCCGATAGCCAGCGAACGACGTCTGCGCAGCCCAGCGGCAGTGCCACGCCGAGACCCGCCGCTCCCAATAAATAACGTCATGGCGGTGCCATATCGCTTTCATGCCATTGGTCGTCCCGACCGCGTCATGGACGTATCGGGTGGCAACGCGGTCTCGCGGAAGACAATGAAATAGAGGAGCCGAGGCGGTTGCAGGCAATTATTCCACTTGCAAATTGATGACCTCTTCTCTTTCACGACGGCAACTGTCTAGATCCTAAACTTGCGTTTCCAACCATTCATGGAGATAAGCCCTTGGAAACGCCGGCAGAAAATGAAGTGCGCAGAAGTCAAGAGCAGGCGGATATCGCTGCTGCAAACCTCATTCTTAATTCCTCTAAGGACGAACCGGACGAGGCGGCAAGCGATCTGAAGCTCGCCGATGAGTTTGCCAAGGTGACCGGGGGACCGGTGCCGCCGCAACCATTGGTAAAGCAGTATCGTAATGTCTTTCAGCAAAAAATCGAGGAGGAGCGCAACAGGGCGCTCCTTGCAAAAGCGCCGCGCTTGGCGGACTGGCTGCGAGACCCAGAGAATGCGGGCGTGGCTCGTGACGATTTATCCAATTTGTCATGGTGGGAGGGATTCTCACGCGGCACTTTTGCGACAGGGCAGCGTTCGTTCGAGCGTCTTAAAACAGGTTACTATCAACATAGGTTTGAGCAGACGAGCGGCCGCGCTGCTGACCGCCTGAAGACGTTTGACCAGTTGGTTGAGGAAAGCCGTTCGACCTACATCGATCCCGCAGGTAATGAACATCGCGCATGGGATGGTTCTGAATATGTTTTCGGCTTCACGCGTTGGATCGATGCACGATATGCCGATCTGATCGGCACTGATGACAATGTAAGCGCGGCGGAATTTGCTGCTTTGATGCAAGCGTCTCGCGATCGATTGGAGACTATTCCGAAATCTCACATCGCCCAGGAGTTTGAATCCAAGGCACTCGTTAAGGATGCAAGCGCCCGCGATACATTCGTGAATTTTGCATCGGCTTTCTGGGACAATCCACTTGGCGGCTTTTCGTGGTCACTCGAAACAACAGGTGAACAGCTGCCGGTACTAGCCGCCGCAGGGCTTACGACTGCCGCGACCCGAAGTCCCGCTGCCGGCCTAAGGATGCTCGGCGCTGCGTCCTACGCGAACGAACGCTATTTATTTCCCGCTGAGTTTTACAAAGAAAAGGGGTTCGATCTCCACAAGCCCGAAGATATTCAACGTCTGATTTCAAACCCCGATCTGATCAAAGAAGCCGCCGATCGCGGCGCGGTTCGCGGTGCCGTCATTGCTGCGTTCAATGTCGTCTCCGGCGGGCTGGGTGAGCGCGTTCTTGCGCGTAATCCGTTTGTCAATGTGCTTGCACAGCGTACCCAAGAGGTACTTCTCGGCGCGGCGGGTGAGTATGCCGCTCGGCGAGCAGCAGGTCAAAAAATCGATTGGAACGAGATAGCGAAGGCAGCTTTTGCGCAAACGATAGCGATGGCTTCCGTCAAGGCCGGCAAGGCTGCCCTTAAAATCGGCAACAAACGCACTATCGCTGCTGCGGGAACGGCACTCCGGCAAACATTCCAGGACATCTCCGCTCAGGCACAGTCTTCTCTTTTGCGAACACGCTGGCCTGCGAAATTCCGGCGGTTCGTCCAGCACGCGACGGCGAATGGCCCTGCCGAGAACCTCTACGTGCCAGCTAACGAATTTGCCCGATATTTTCAGACAAAAGGGGTCGATTCATACCAGTTTGTCGGCGATCTCAATGGGGTGACGCGTTGGGATCTCGATACGGCGCTTGCCGATGGCGGTGATCTAAGAATTCCAACTGCGACCTATGCCGAGAAAATCGCAGGCTCCGAACACGATGCGTTCTTCATGGACAACATGCGGTTCGATCCCAGCGATGCGACGCCGAAGCAGGCAGCCGACTTCGCGAGGGAGGCTGAGAAAAATGCCGAATCCGCCAATATCGATGATAGGGCGCGACGCGCCGTCGAGGGTGTGGAGGAATATACCCGAGCGACCCCTACCAACGGCAAGTCGCAACGTTTCATCAAGGAAGCATCTGGCGATGGCAAGGCCATCGACACGGATGAACAGGCGCGCCGTGCCGTCGAGGGTGCGGATGAGAAGGCTGAAACCGCTCCGGCCAATCGACCGTCACGGCGCGGTCCGAGCGAAGCACCCGAAGGTAAAAAATCCGCCTACCCCAATAAGCAGGCGCGGCGTGCCGCTGAGGCGAGGGATGAGAAAACGGAGGCCGCTTCTGTCACTGAGGAGAGGCGCCAAAGGGCAAATAAGACATCTGAAAATAGGAAGTCCGTCGATGTCAGTAAGCAGACACGGCGCACCGGCAAGGGTGCGGATAAGGACGCTGAGGTAGCGCCTGTTGGCGGAAAGCAACGACGCAGCGCGAGCAAAACGTCTGACGATCAGAAATCCGTCGGCCCCAACAGGTCGGCAGGACGCGCCGCCAAGGTCGCGGACAAGGACGCCAAGGCTACCCCGGTCAGCGGAAAGAGACGGCGCCGTAGGAGGAAAGCGCGCCAGGATGCCAGACGCCACTGAAGTTTGTTGCGCGCGGACTCTCGCACCAGAGTCCGCCAGCGGGCGCTGACATTTCTCTCCGAATATCCACCCCGGCCAGATGGGGAAACAACCATCGGCGCTTATGGTCTTCTTGAAACCAAGCGAGTGACGGCACATGACGATTTCAAGCACGAACAGCCGGTCCGGTCCCTATCCCGGCAATGCGGTGACCACAGTCTTCGACTATGATTTCTTCATCGCCGACGAGCGGCATCTGCTCGTCATCAAGCGGCGCGCCAATGGCGATGAGGAGATACTGACGCTCGACGCGGATTACAGCGTCTCCGGCGTCGGCAATCCCGAGGGCGGCTCGATCGATACCGCGGCGGGCGGCGCTCCGACTGCCGCAGAAACGATCACCCTGCTGCTCAACGTGCCCTTTACCCAGGAAACGGAACTTGAGAACCAGGGGCCGTTTTCGGCAAAGACGATCGAAACCGCGCTCGATGTCGCCGCACAGCGCGACCTGCAGCTGAGCGAGCGGCTGGACCGGGCGATCGTCGTCTCCCCGACCTCGACGCCGACGGAGATCGCCGAGCTGATCAACGGCGTGTTGCGGCTGGCCTCGATCATCGAGGCGGTGACGGAACTGGCGGGTGTGGCGCAGAGCATCCCGCCGGCGGCCGATGTCGCGGCTGAGATCGCGACCGTTGCGACGGTTGCGGCCGAGGTGGCCGCCGTTGCCGCAATCTCGGCGCAGACCGTCGCGGTTGCCGGCGTTGCGGGGGATGTCGAGACCGTTGCGGCCAATATCGACGACGTCAGAAATTTCGCGGATGTCTATCTCGGCGCTTCCGCGGTCAACCCCATTCTCAGGGCTGACGGATCGGCGCTGCAGGTGGGCGATCTCTATTTCAACAGCGCGGACCAGGCCATGCGCGTCTATGGCGGCGCCGGCTGGGTGCCGACCGACGGGACCGTGACGGCCGCGAAGATCTCCGATCTGCAGGCCGACAAGGACGCCATCGCAGCCAAGCTCGTCATGCCCGATTTCGTTCGCGGGCTGGTTCCGAACCCGAATGCCGGCGTGCCGCTCACCAGCCTCGATATCAGCGTCGGCGATGCGCGCTTCGGCGGGAAATACATCTCCTTTGCCGGGATCCTGACCAAGAGGCTGAACGCCGCCTGGTCCGAAGGTTCGAACGGCGGCTTCCTCGACACTGGCGCGGCCGCGGCAAGCAAGACCTATCATATCTATGTGCTGCGCAAGCTTACCAACATCACGGTGGGCGACTTCATCGCGTCGCTTTCGAATGTTTCGTCGGGCGTGACGGTGCCAGCGGGCTGGGAGATTCTGCCGAATAGCCGGATTGGGTCTTTTTTGACGAATGCCAGTTCGCAGATTGTTGGGTTCAAGCAGTATGGGAGCCGGGTGAAGTTCCTAGCGGTCGTCGCTGAGGTTAGCTCATCCTCGGTGTTCAACCTCCCTACCTACAACGCGGTTGGCCTTCCCGATGGCGTTTCCGTAGATGCTCGTGTGTTCTTGCAAGCGCAGGCGAGCAACGGCTCAGCCGTTAGCCTCCGTTGTGATACCGAGGAGTCTCTGGGCGCAAATGGTAACGCTAACCTCTATATCAATGTCATAAGCAACACCAGGCTCCAGATTGGAGGGGGAGTGCGAACAACAGCCGCCGGCTTGTTATGGGTGCGTTTTGATATTGCTGTCGGCACCGGGGATTGCGCTCTGACTACTGAGGGGTGGCATGACTATATTGTACCTAGGGCTGGTGGATGACTACAACCCACATTGTGGGAGTCTACTACAGGTTCTCGATGAGCATCTCGACGTCCAAATCTACCCCCTGCAGTCGCTTCTCACTCTGTATAAATGGAACTTTAAAGCTGCAATCACCCCAGGAGGTCGAGGTCATGGAGCCCATCTCCACTTCGGCTGAAGAGCTCCGCGGAAAAGAGGCGCCATCAGAAACAAGACGGGGCCGATCTAGGTCGTCGGATCCCAAGCGCCTCTTCGCGTAATCATAGGCCTCTATATCGACATAGAGCAAAATCAGGCCGAGTAAAATTCATGGATGAGCAAGTTAGAGCGGAGATCGAAAAGCTCCAGGAAAGGGTGAGTGGGTTGAAGGAGCGCGTCGTCAATCTGGAGGCGCAACAGCCCCACATCAATGCCGCCTTGGTGCGGATCGAGGGTAGTGTCGAGAAGCTGACGAACAGGATCGGAAAAGCCATTTGGGCTGTTCTTACCCCAGTCATCGTGCTGGCAGTTGGCGCCACCTTCAAGATCGTCGTATCGGGTGCTTCCGCACACCTCGCTCCGTAATTCGGACTTCAATTCTTGCCGGCTCCAAGGAGGCATTTGACATCACAAGCGTCATCATTCGCATTGCCCTGCGTTATTTCGCTGCTGTGTTGGTGGTGAAGGGTATCCTCTCGCCGGAGGTCGGCGGCCTGATTTCGAGCGACCCAGATTTTGCGATGATGGTCGAAATCTCCGCCGGCGCTTTTATCGGTCTTTCTGCCGAAGTTTGGTATTACCTTGCCAACCGGTTCGGGTGGGCGCGATGAATTGGTTGGCCAAATTTCTTTTTGGTGGCGTCATGGAGGCCTTTACAGCGCCGCTGTTGTCCGCCTGGAAGGCGAAGCTCGATGCCGAGACAGATGAGAAGCGCCTTGCAGCCGAGCAGGCGATAAAAGGCATCGAGGCGGCGCGCGATATCGCTGTTGCCGAGGCTGCCGACCGCTGGAGCGCGACACGGGTCGGCCGCTGGCTGATCGTCGTTCCCTTTGGCATCTGGTGGGCGTCGATCTATCTCGTTCAGATCGTCAATCCGTGGTTTGGGCTTCATCTCGTTGTAGTCGACGTTCCACCTGACATTCACAGCATGGCGCTAGAGCGTCGGGCGATTAATTTGCAGCGCATCCGG